CCACCGAGATCTACACTCTTTCCCTACACGACGCTCTTCCGATCTAGGCGACCACCAGTCTGAAGGGGATCATGGCCCACGGCGACGAGCTGAAGCCGGAGCACTTCAACGGCGGCCAGAAGAAGCTGGACGCCCTGAAGCAGTCCGGGGCCGCCGTCGAGATCGAGGTGCAGGTCAAGTAGGCCGGCCGGTAGGAGCAGGGGATGGGCCTCCGAGACGTAGCCGCCGCCGACTTCCAGCGCTTCCACGAGGACAGCGTCGGCGGCTTCGGATGGCCTATCACCCTGATCGCGCCTGACGGGAGCGAGTATCCCGTCACCGGATTCTCGACCGACACCAACCTGCAGATCGATCCGCAGACCGGGCAAACGGTCAGCGGTCGGGCTGTCGCGGTGTCGGTCACCCTGCGGACCCTGGCGGCTGCCGGGATCGCAGACTGGCCCTATGGGGTCACGCGCAAGGGCGAGCGCCCCTGGACTGTGCGGCTCGACGACATCACCGGCGAGACGCACGTGATGAAGGTGGCCGAGAGCCACCCGGATCGCGCCATCGGCTCGCTGGTCATGCGCCTGGAGGGATACGTCGATGGTTGATGTGCTGCAGGTATCGCTCGCGACCCCGGATCGCTTCGAGCAGGTCCGGGACCAGATCGCGGGGATCCTGCGCGCGAACTTCGACTACCAGGAGACGCAGGACGCAAGCAACGCGGTCTATGTCTTCTCGGAGCGCGTGAACCCCTGGGAGCAGCTACACGAGCGGGACCAGACGCCGATCATCAACGTCGCCGCGCAGGATGTGCAGTACGATGGCGGGATCACTGGCGTGGTCAACGACCAGAAGGCGACCGCCCGCTACCACGTGGACTGTATCGCGTTCGCGGAGAGCGCGCAGACGGCCGAGGGCCACAGCCCCGGCGACGAGGCGGCCAGTGTTGAGGCTCAGCGGGTAGCCCGGCAGTGCCGGCAGATCCTCATGGGCCCGCAGAACGCCTATCTGCAACTGCGGGGCGTGGTCTGGAAGCGGTGGATCCAGTCCCAGCAAGTGCTACAGCCGCCGGCCGGTGAGCGTCCGGTTGTTCACGTGGTCGCCACGCGGTTGACGCTGCAGGTGGAGTTCACCGAGTCCGCGCCGGAGCAGGAGGCGTCGCTGCTGGAGGTTATCGACGCCGAGATCACACGAGCCGACGACGGGAAGATCCTCGTCGGCGCCCAGTATGACTACAGCGAGGGCTAGAGCATGGCCGCAGTAGACGCAAGCGCAGTCGCCCGAGTAACCGGGATCGAGACGCAGTTCAGGAGCTTCAGGACCGGGGTCCAGTTCCTGCCCCAGCAGATCGCCGTGATCGGCCAGGGCGCCACGGCGACGACCTACAGCACTGACCGCCGGCAGGTGTTCAGCGCCGCCGAGGTGGGCCGCCGGTACGGATTCGGCAGTCCGCTGCATCTCGCCGTGCGGGAGCTGATCCCCGCAATCGGGACCGACGTGGGCAGCGTCCCCGTCTACGTCCTGCCTCTGGAGGATGACTCGGAGGGCGCGGCGGCTACCGGCGACATCACCCCCGACAGCGCCTCCCTGCCGGTGAGCAACGCCGACAGCTACCGCGTCCGCGTGGGCGGCTACTACTCCGAGCGGTTCGTGATCGGCACCGATGACGACGCTGCCAGCATCGTCACGGCCATGGCGGACGCCATCAACGCCGTGTCGCACATGCCGGTATCCGCTACCGCCGACACCGAAGCTGCCGACCCGGTGGTTAACCTGGAGGCGCTGTGGGCCGGCGAGTCGGGCAACGACATCACCCTATCCATCGAGCCGGATGCCGACGGCGACGCGGAGTTCACGATCACCGAGATGTCGGGTGGGCTGGTTAACCCCACGGTGGACAGCGCGCTCGCCAAGATCGGCGACTCGCTGTGGATCACCCAGATCGTCAACTGCCTGAACCCCGACGACGAGACCGCGCTGGATGCGTTCGAGGCCTGGGGAGACGCGCGGTGGGACCCGCTGACTCGCAAACCGGTGGCGGGCGTCTATCGGGGCAGCTACGAGGCCACGGTCAACAGCGCTACCGCGATCACCAGCACCCGGCAGACCGACCGGGTGAACGTGCAGATCACGGTGCCCGGCAGCCCCGACATGCCGCTGAAGATCGCGGCGGCTGCGGTGAACCCCATCGCCCGTCTGGCGAACAACAACCCGCCGCACGACTACGGCAGCCAACCGCTGCCGACAATCTCCGCCGGCGACGACCAGTGGACGTACTCCGAGCGGGACAGCGCGGTCAAGGGTGGCGCGGCCACCACTGAGCTGAAGAGCGGGCAGGTCACCCTGTCGGACGTGGTGAACAGCTACGCGCCCGAGGGTGAGGAGCCGCCGGCCTACCGCTTCGTGGTGGACATCGTGAAGCTCCAGCAGGCGGTCTATAACCTGGACCTCATCTTCAACACGCCGAAGTGGGACGGGGCGCCGCTGATCCCCAGCGACCAGGCCACGACCAACCCGGACGCGAAGAAGCCTTCCGACGCCAAGGCGGCGACGGCCGGCATGGTGGACTCGCTGGCGAGCGAGGCCATCATCAGCGACCCGGGGTACAGCAAGGCCAACATCCTGGCGGAGATCGACTCGCAGAATCCCAAGCGGCTGAACGTGCGGGTCCCGGTCCAGCTTGCCGGTAACACCAACATCAAGGCGATCAACCTGGATTTCGGGTTCTACTTCGGCGGCTAACGCGGCGAATCAAGGAGTTAAGACATGTCGGCAGTAGGCGGCAGCATCGAATCTCTCAGCCTCGACGGCCGCACCTTTGCGGTGCCGGCCGACAATGAGGCACAGGTGAACATCGGCGGTTTCAGCAACGAGACGCCGGCCAATGGCGACGGGTCTACCCGTATGCTCAAGACCCGCAACGCTTGGAGCTTGGAGGGCGTGACCGTGGTGGTAGACGACAGCCGCGGCGATCACGATTTCCTTCAGGAGCTGGCGGACCGGAAGGATTTTTTTCCGGTTGCGGCCACTTTCGCGTCCGGTGAAGCCCGTCAGGGAATGGGCCAGATTTCTGGCGGTGAGCCCATCACATCCAGCACTCAGTCTACGACGGCTGAGTTCACCGTTAGTGGCCCGGGCAAGTTCACCAAGCAGTAACCGAGGCGCTGGTGTAGCGCCCTCGGCACAGGAGGCAATGAGCGGCCGGGTTCCTCCTCCTGTCCCCACTGGCCCCGAAAGGGGCGGCCGCTCCACCTAACGATCCACAGGAGGATCCCCATGAGCGATCTGAACGATGACTTCCATTCCGGCGCCCGCATGACCGAAGAGGTAGCGGAGCAGGAGATCGACCGCTTTCTCGAAGCCATGGACATCGACGCTGACAAGTCGGCCATGGACGATGAGGACAAGGCCGGCTATGACCGCGCCCGCCGCACGCTGGTGAAGGCCATGGTGGACGGCCGGCTGGTGGTCAACGACGCCGGCGAGCCCGTGTTTACCCCCAAGTCGGGCGGCGAGACCCTCACCTTTCACGAGCCCACCGGGGCTACCTATCAAGAGATGGACCGGCGCAAGTCGGGCCACGACGTGAGCAAGATGATGGCGATCATGGGGGGCATGACGAAGCAGGCCCCGGCCCGGTTCGCCAACATGCCGCAGCGGGACTTCAAGGTCGCCCAGGCCATCACGACGCTTTTTTTGGGGTAGTCCACACCCCGCTGGTGCAGTCTGGCGAGGATGTGGGAGGATGGACCCGACAGCAGGCGTACACTACGATGCTTCTACAGATCACCCGCGATTACGCCTCGCTGCCGGACCCGCGCACCCTGCGGGACAGCGAGATCCGGTTCTGGTATGAGGGGCTGCGGCCCGAACTCCGCCGGAACACCAAGCCTCAACAGGGCAATAAGGGGTAGACGATGGCGGGGCGATTCAGCATCGATGCAGTCTTCCGGGCGGTGGACCAGATCACGCGCCCGGTGTCGAAAATGCAGCGCTCTGTCGGCAAGTTCACCCGCAGGGCCGAGGCCGGGTTCAGGCGCATGGACCGCATGGCCGGCCGCGTTTCGTCTACCCTCCGCAAGGGTTTAACCCGTGGGCTCGGTGCCGCTGCCGGGGCTGCCGGATCGACCATCCTCGCCACGAACCGGCTCGCGCAGAGCAATGACGAGCTGGCGAAGAAGACGCGCGAGATGGAGATGCCGATTGACGAGTATCAGGAGCTGGCGTTCGCCGCCAATCAAGCCGGCGTCGATAGCCAGCTACTCGACAGCTCCATCGACAGCATGAATAAGCGCCTGGGCGAGGCCAAAGCCGGCGGCGGCCAGCTCAACAGCGTGCTCAAGGACATGAACCCCCAGCTCCTGGAGCAGCTCAAGAACACCGATTCCACCTCGGAGGCGATCAAGGCGTACACGCAGGCGATGCGGGAGACCGACGATCCGACCGAGCGGGCCGCGATCAGCTCGGCGCTGTTCTCGAAGCAGGGAATGGACATGGCCCGCATGGCGGAGCTGTCGAGTGGCGAGATCGAGAACCTGATGCGCCAGCAGCGCGAAAACGGCAACGTCACCATGGAGCAGGCCAAGACCGCCGAGGCCTACAACGACGCGGTGAGCAGCCTCAAGGGCGCGATCAGCGGCCTCGCCACCGACGCCCTCACCCCGTTTATGAAGCGCCTGACGGAGATCAGCAAACGGGTCCGCCAGTGGACCATCGACAACCGGGAGCTGATCGCGGGTCGGATCAACGAGTGGTTGGGCTGGATCATCGACAACTTCGAGGGGATCGTGAAGTGGGCCGGCCGGATCGGCGCGACCCTGGCGATCTGGTTCGCCTTCCACGCTGCGATCAAGACGCTGGTGGCGGTGATGACCGTGTTCAACGCGGTGCTTGCGGCCAACCCCATCACCCTGATCGCCTTGGGCGTCATCGCCGCGGTGGCCGCCATTGCCGCCCTCGTGGCTTGGGTTCTGAAGGCGACCGGTGCGGCGGATAGCTGGGGCGAGGCGTTCAGCATGGTGGTATCCGGCATCGGCTCGGCCCTGTCGTGGCTCGGCGGCGTCTTCCAGTCTATCGTCGGCGGCTTCATCACCGTCTGGCAGGGCCTCGGCGCGGCCATGATGGGGACGATCAAGCTGGTGTTCAGCTTCATCAAGAACGGGCTGGGGATGCTGATCTCGGCTCTCACTGGTGACTGGGAGGCGTTCGGCGAGTATTGGGACGCCCTATGGAAAAGCATTGGGAATACTGTCCAGGCTGTGACGGACTTCATCGGAACGCTGATTAGTGAGATCAGCGCGAAGATTGAGGCCATCAAAGATGTGGCCGGCAGCGTCGCGAGCTTCTTCGGCTAGATCGGAAGAGCACACGTCTGAACTCCAGTCACACAGTGATCTCGT